CAACGCAGCGGTAACGGTGCACAACGTGGTAGACAGTCAACACCTGGCGATATGCGCGGCGTACCTCCTAACGGCGGCATGGCTACATCAACAAACACTAACTCGCGTGGAGACTTCCGCGCTAATGCTCCGTGGAAAGACATAGCAGCGGCAGTGTTCACAGAACTCAACTCTAAATAAGGTTCAAACACATGCCTGTACTCCAGAACGTACTGGCTACTACAATCGAGCGTAGTAGGAAGAAGCTCATTGTAGCAGCTATGCAGAGCAACGCGCTCATGGCGTGGTGCTTCGCACGTGACCGCATTGAGAATGAGAGTAGCGGTTACAACATCACCAATCCACTGTTGACTGGTCGCAATCCAACAGTCGGCAGCTACAGCTACTACGACAGCTTACCAGTCGTACAGACGCAAGAGTTCATCAAGCTAGAATACCGTTGGTCACGTATCGCCGGTACTGTCATCATCTCCAATCAGGAAGAAGATGAAAACAAAGGCGAGCAAGCGGCTGTTAAGCTACTCCAAGGTAAACTTGAGGCGCTTGAACTCTCTATCAAAGAGAAGTTCTCTGCTTACCTCTACGGCCTCGGTGGTGGCAATGATCCGAATGGACTTGCACTACTTGTACCTGACGATCCTACTGTTGGATCACTCGCTGGTGTTGATCGTGCTGCGGAAGTGCAGTGGCGTAGTAGCTCCTACGACTTCGCGGGTACTCTTAACGCGACGAATATCGAGGAAGCCTACGATGATGTGCTACTTGACCTCAAGCAAGGTACAGAACGTCCGAAAGTTATCATTGCTGGACGTAATCACTATCGGCTGTATCGTGCTGCCGTTCGTAGCAAGCTCACTATTCCGCTCACGAACACAAGTAGCGGCAAGCGCATGATGGACCTCGGCTTTGATGGTGTCAGCCACAATGGCGTGCCTATCATCTATGATGAAAGCTGCCCGGTTGATCGTGCTTACTTCCTCAATGACACCTACCTACGCCTGCATATCCTCGGTGACAACAACATGAAGAATGTTGACCTCACTGCACCGTGGACTATTGACGGCTATGGTCAGCGTGTCATCACTCAGTGTCAGTTCGCAACGTGGAAGCAATACCGCACCCACGCAGTTGTGAACGACTAAGGAGTTACAATGGCTAGTGAACCAACACCTGTAGTCAGCTTCGAGAACAAGCAAACGCAACAAGCGTTTACTATGGATCAGAAGCAGAAGGCTGTGCCTGCATACACAGTTGAGCCGACTAAGCGTAAGACTGTAGTCAATCGCACTGTGAAAGATGAAATCGGCTTCCGTGTTGTGCCTACCGATGTTGAGGTTGAAGGATACATGGTTCGCACTCTACGTGGCGACAGTGTATTCGTTACACACGATGACCTTGTGAGGTTGAAGCTCGATAAGAACCTAGTGCCGCTATTCATGGAAGGCGGTGATGATACGCCAGTTGGGATGCAGCAAGCTAACGCTGCATTGTCAAACAGACAGAAACAAGCACTCGATGCTATGACGCGGCTGATTGAAAGCGATCCAAACATCGTAGACAAACTGCTTGCTAGTAGCGAACAAGATCAGGAGAAATAACTATGGCCGTACAAGTCGCTGTTCCTAGCACTCGTCGTGTCAGTCACCGCGTACATGAATGCAGCTACGCGGCTGATGTAGACATTGACGGACACACTACCGTTGACATCCCTGCATGTGCTGCAACAGGTGCAGGAGTGCTGCTCAACGGACTAGTCCTTGCTGCTGCTGGCAATGCCGCGCCATCAGTAGTACAGACTGAGTTCTTGATGAGCCGTTATGGTCGCAATATCACAGTCACTAGCACTGTTGGTGGCGCAGGTGTGATTGTTGGCTATGACTATCTCGGTCAAGCAGTGCGAGAGAGTGTTACACTTATCGCCGGTGCTGTCGTCGGTAAGAAGATGTTCAAAGATGTGTCGCATGTTGTCGTACCTGTTGCGGCAACGGTTAGCATCGGCGTCGGTGTTATCCTTGGTGTGCCTTACAAAGTATTGCACACTGCGTTGTACGGTGAGTTGACTAGTGACGTTACTGCTGCTGCGGGCGCATTGCTTGCAGGCGTAGTTACACAGTCACTTACTAGTGGCGACCCACGCGGTGCCTATACACCAGCAGCAGCGCCTGATGGAGTACGCACGTATCGCTTCACGTGTGTTGTAGATCGTAACAACTTGCATGGTAGTGCGCACGTAACTGTGTGATCTTAACAGGAGGTTGGAATGGTTGAATACGCTCAACAGTATAAAGGGCAGAACGTAGTCGCAGTACGCGATGCCTGTGCTACTGATCCCGGCTACGAGAAGGACGGTGGTCAGCTTGTGTGCACACTTGCAGATGGTAGCGTAGTGACACTCAAGAAGGATCAATTGACTACTGCTGCTCCTGCCGGTGCGAAGCCTGCTAAGAACTAGTTGCGTTGACTGACTGCCACCAACTTGGCCTGCATGGCTAACTACTATGCAGGCCACTTTTGCTTGGAGGTTGCTGTGATAACGTTCGGTGACATTGTTACTAAGGTGTTGCAGCGCCTAGCACTCGTTGAAGGACTAGACGCACAGATATACGCTGAACCACGCATTCAGCTAGCAGTACAACACAAGTTTGATTTGATCTTTCGTGAGTACTGGATACCTGAGTATACAACGTGGCAAGAGGAATATGAGCTAGATGGTAGCAGCGGTCTAGTCACTGGTGATTTCACAAACAAGATTATAGACTTCCGCGATCTACATAGTGTGTTCTCTGAAGGCGCACACAAGCCACTAGCACTTGCACCTGCCAATGTTCGTGACATTGACATCAACTATCCTAGCATCAGACAGTTCGCTACCAACCCGGCGAAGATGTTTAAGGTGCTACCACCTACTACATCAGGCAAGGTGTATGTCACATATCGCACGAAGCCTGACGACTTTGAAGAAGACAGCGATCAGATATTCATGGATACGCAATTGTTGTTGCTAGGTAGCTGTTGGGATGTATTAGAAGACGATGGCACCAATCCAGGTGCTAGTGACAAGTTCCGTGTGCTGTTTCAAGATGCACTCAGTCAATTCAACAGACAGCAACACAACATCCCACTAGATGCGATGATGCCTACACACAGCACTTGGAATAGGTGGGCATAATGGTGCAGATGCTATCACGCACGTTGAAGCCGCTTGGTAGACCTAAGCAGCCACGACCTACTGCTAAACTACAGAACACAACGATCCGTGACTTTGGCGGTGGGTTGAACGTTGTCGATAGTGAGCAGAACCTAACTAGCAAGTTCTCACCTGTGTTCGACAACATGGTGACTTACACCGATCGACGCGTTGGTCCGCGCTACGGCTACGAGATGTGGTTGAAGTTGAAGACAGGTACAGAAGTCATTAACTCTGCGCCGGTTAGTTTAACACTTACAACCAATGTGACAGCAAACACAGAACGCATTATCAAAGTCACGTGGACGGGTCATGGAGTTACTGCTAACGGCCACGTTACTATTGTCGGTTGGACTAAATCGTGGAACGGCATTGTGCCAGAGATGATCAATCGCACGCACAGTGTGAGGCAGATTATAGATGCGAACAACTTTGAGATTGTAGTAACTAACAGAGCGACTGCTGCTGGTCCTGAAACAGATACTATAGCCGTCAACAACTTGACACGCGACACACACGCATTAGGCGGTGTACCTATAGAGTGCCGCTACTTTGCCAACTACGTCATCTTATGGACTAGCGCAGGTGAGATACTACGCATTGATCGTGATAAAGTTGTCAATCGCATTTGGAGCCAGTCAATTACATTCGCACGCCCACTTAGTCCTATTGCGTGGACGCACACAGAGATGGTCGCGCATGACATATTCGGCAGCGCGCTAATCTGTAGCAATGGACGTGACAAGCCTATACGTATTGACTTCACGCAAGTAGATTGGGTAGCACCGCTGCTCGACGGCGCATTCGGTGATGTCAACATTCCAGCGTTCGATGCGTGTAAGGCAGCATTCAGATACTTCACTGTACATGATACAGAGCTGCTACCAATTGAAGAACGCCTTACATCAATACGCATCTCCGCTGAAGACACTGCTGTAGTTTACAGTGGATCAGACAACCCAGGCGATGCTGTTGACATCAACATGAGTAAGATCGTTGCTAGTCCTGAGCAAACTATACGCGGGTTTGCGACGATCAAAGATGCTATCTTAGTCATCACACCTACAGCTACAACGATGATGAAGTATGGCATCGAAGCTCCTGTAGTTGGTGCATCTGAACTACCACCACTACACGATCCGCAGCCTGTAGACACACTCAACGGCTTCGGCAGCAATGCACCGCGTACTATCGTAGAGATAGGCAGCGATGTATTCATGGTTGACTTCAATGGTGTACCTAGTGCGAAGCTGTCATCTGTTAGCAACGCTGTGATGGCTGAGCGTGTGTCTAACTACATCGAAACGATGATGAGTAAGCACATCGGTAGATTGCGTAAAGAGACTATGAGGCTCAAAGCATTCGGCTTCTACGATGCTAAGAACAAAGCCGTGCACTTCTATCTGCCGAAGTATGACACAGTAGACCCACGCCTGCTTACCAACGACCCATTCTACTTTGACCGTGACATGGGTAGCGATGAGTTCATGAAACGTACACTGATTGTTCGCATTGACGATCATCAGTTTGAAGAAGGCGATCTTATTGATATATCAGGTGCAACAGCTATCAGCACCGTTGAAGCTAGCATGATTAATGGCAGGCGCACTGTCGTAAGTGTATTGAGTGACAACTATGTACTCGTATCCATAGGCGAAGACCTACCAGCACTGCCTCCTGCTGTGAACGTCTCAGGCGGCGGTAACAATGTGCGCATTGATCCAGTCATCAACGGCACTATCGGTTACATCTATCACTACGTACCACAGTTGAAGCTCTTTGCATGGTCACGCTTCAAGACAGCACGACCTGATGCACGTGATCCACTTGTGTTCAACTGCGGCTGCGGCACTGTTGAAGGGCGTGCATTCTTGTTCACACCTGATGGCTACATGATGCGTTATGGCTCACCAGATCATCATGTGCACGCAGATTGGTTCGGCATGTATGACTTCGTAGCGTGGACGAGCGGCTTCGCGTATATAGTGAACGACCGCGTATTCGATGCCAGCGATGGTCTAGTGTACAAGTGTCTAGCAGATGTAACGACTACAGCAAGCTCATTCATTGAAGCACGCACGATGGAGCCTGATAGTTGGGAAGAATACAAAGGTGAGCCTATTGAGTTCGCATGGGAGTTGCCGTGGAGTGACTTCGGTATGCGGCAGAATACAAAGTCACTACGCTTCGTACACCTAGATGCCAATGGTGAAGCTCCATTCACACTTAGTCTATTTGACGACAACATATACAAAGACGCAGCTACAGGACAACTCAAACCAGCGCGCGTACTGCAATTCGTACCTAACGACGCGAGCGCATATGGCGCGGGTGCACAAGTGTATGGCACAGGTAGACGTACACGTGAGCAGAAGCTATGGCAGATGCCAGTTAGGTTCAAGATACTCAAGACACGCATCACTGGAAGCAGTGTACAACCACTCAGCATTAGTGGCATGTCATTCTTGTACCAACGTGGCAGTCAGGTGCGAGGATGAAGTATACAGTGTATAGCCACTTGACAGAGTTCTATATTCATGCTATAAGAACTTCGCTTCGCGCAGCGATACAAGAAGAAAGCAAGAGCGCGCCGCGGGGTGTTTGTAATAGTATAAAAAACACGCTGGCTTTATTGCCTCATATAGTAACATGTGGGCAATAACATGGTAGCCAATGTCCGCGGTTATACAGATAACTACAACTTCCGTCTAATCAACTTCGACACACCACGTTGGCATACTCTTGAGTATGCTAACTGGAACCAGCTTGATGCTATGCTTATTCAAGCAGGCATCCCGCAGTTGAAAGGCGAGTGGTTATATAGTACACTGTATCTAGTAGGCGATCGTGTATTTGACGCAGAGACTAATGATCTATATAGATGCTTAGTACAACATACAAGCGCGTCTAGCGGTACATTCCAACAAGACCGCGCAGCACATCCTACATATTGGGCACTACAACTAGCAGGCGTTCCTGTCTTCAGGGATGCTTGGGTTACTACGCAGGTGTATGCTGTTGGCGACATTGTATATGAGGGTGCTTACACTTACTACCTTTGCACAGTGCCTCATACATCGACTGTATTTGCAAACGATCATGCGCTAGGTTATTGGCAAGAAGTCTTCGACGCTACTGCTGCTGTTAATGATGCAGCGCAATCTGCTGAAGACGCCGCTACATCTGCTGGCCAAGCTGCCGATAGTGCAACAGATGCAGCTACCTCTGCTGGCGAAGCTGCTATCAGTGCAGATGAAGCTGAAGCCGCTGCACTCAACGCCGCGAACGTAAGTAGTGCGTTCCGTTGGGTGTATGATGGCTCCACTAGCATGTCTGACCCTGGTGTGGGCAACATGCGGTTCAACGCTGCTACAGCCGCAGAGACTACCGAGATTGTTGTAAGTGCATTCAGCGCAGACTTAGGCAATCCTGATGTGTCGAATTGGGTTGCTACGTGGGATGATAGTAATAACGCTGCATCACGCGGTATGCTCTACATACGCAAAGGCGTTGCACCACAAGATTTCATCGTGCTCAATCTAAATAGTACTATTACTGACAACGGTATTTGGCTGCATATGGGTGTGCAGCATATAGCGAACTCAGGTACAGTAGATGTTGGCCAAGCATTGATGGTCGCTTTCAGCCGCTCAGGTCAAAGCGGTGCTAGTGGCTCTGGCTCAGGTGATATGGTTGCTGCTAGGAATTTGAGTGATCTTGAGAACTTTGATGAAGCATTGGAGAACATTGGTGTAGGCGTTACAGACACACCAACGTTTGCACAGATACATGTCGGCGTGCCTACTGAGAATACTAATGCTGCTACTAAGCAATATGTCGATGGTGCTGTAACACAAGCTGCTACTGACTTTGTGAATGTCGGTGGCGATACTATGACAGGTCATTTAGTATTGCCAACTAGTCCTGCTGCCGAGAATGCTGTTCGTAAGGACTACGTTGATGCTGCTGATGCTGCGATTATAGCAGTGAACACAACGCAAGATACTGCTATAGCTGGTAAGGTCAGTAAAGCTGGCGACACGATGACGGGCGATTTGACGATTGCCAATCCAGCCGCGACCTCGTTGCTCACGCTTAACAAACCTGTCGGCGCGTTTAATGCACGGATTATGGGCCAGACCGCTGGTTCACCGCGATGGCATATGCAGCTCGGCGCGTCAGACGCTGAAAGCACCGGCAACGCAGGATCAAGTTTCACCCTTAATCGTTACAGCGATGCCGGGGCGTTTCTAGGAACCGCCCTTTCAGTTGCTCGCGCTACCGGATTGATGACGTTAGCAGGTGATCCACAACTACCATTACATGCTGCTACTCGTCAATATGTAGATAGCACAGCAGGCAGTAATAAGTCAGCATTCGTTGCCTATGCGAGTGCTGCGCAGACAATTCCTAATGAAGTATACACTAAAGTATTGTTTGGAGGTGCTACCCTCAATCAAGGTACAAACTTCAGTACAGCACTTAGTCGATGGACACCGCCAGCAGGCACAACAAGGGTTGATGCAAGTGTATACTTCTCGGCTGGCTTGTTAATGGGTACACCGATCTATCTAGCGATTTATAAGAACGGTGCACCGATTAGAAACGTAGCAAGTGCGGCAGTTTCAAACGTAGGCTCAGGTCGCGTTTCGTGTATGGAAGTATGCAATGGGACAGACTACTTTGAAGTCTTTGCTCTAGTTTATACTATCGCCGGTGGTGCTGCTATTCAATTCAACAATGTCGGCCTTACACACTTTGAAGGATCAATGATCTAATGCCAACAACAGGTACTATATATGATGAGACGATCAAGTACGGCGTAGCACGCGTGATTACTAGACAAAACGCTAGCAACTCTGCGAACATTACATTTATATCAGGCTTAGAAGATACACAGTATGATGGATATTGCTTTGACTTTAACAACTTAATTCCAAGTGTTGAGGGTGCCCTTCTCGCATATATCAGCTTCAATGGAGGGTCAACATGGGTTACTGATTGGTGGTACGGTATGTGGAGTACATTCACAAATTACGCACCTGTAGTAGCTTTCTATGGTAATCAAGATGTCGGTTGGGCAACAAGTTGCTTCTTATCGCACGGTTACGCGGCAGGATCACCTTTGAGTGGGTATCTTCGTCTGTGGCAAGGACCACAATCAGCTAGTTCACTGAAGTATCTAACGTGGAGAACTTCATATAATATGTCAGCATCTAACTATGGTACAACTAATAGCGTTGGCGGTGGGTATAATCAATCTGCCATAACGCGTGTAACAGCTGTGATGTTTGCATTAAGCGTAGGTGTCTTTACTACGGGTTCTATAACTATGTCTGGAATGAAAACAGTATGAGTACTGCTAATACATTGTATGATGAGACTGTAGTACGCGGTCGCGGCAAGCTGCTGCAAACACAAGTCATTGGTACGCCTACTAATGGTGTTTTTATAGTTGCTCCACTTGCTGATCCAGCCTTCGATACGTTCGTAATAGAGTGGTACAACGCAATACCATCGGCTGATCTTGGATTTATATACGCGCGTATTAGCAACAATGGCGGCGTATCATATGACGTAACAGAGAGCTATCAATGGCAGTTCGCGCAAAGGTACGCTTCACATGCGACACCCGGTGTAGGTGCTGCATCATGGGCAGCAGGTGCTGGTGGTCATCGCTCTTACTTTCATCTAACATCTGGATTGCTAATAGGCTATCGCTGTAATGGATTGCTTACCTTCTTTCGTGGTTATGGCAATTCAGGCATTAAGCAGTTTTCATGGGTAACACAGGGATGGTGTTCTACTTCTGGTTACGGCCATACTACAACGATAGGTAGCGGTGGTCATGGAGCTATGAATTTGCCAAACGCGATTGCTTTAGTAATCAGTACAGGAACGTTTACTCAAGGCACCTTCCGTACATTCGGTTTAAGGAAGGGAGCGTAGCATGGGTACTGATAACACGCTGTATGATGAGACTGTTAAGTATGGCTACGGCAAGCTGCTTTCTTCGCAGAAACCAGTTAATGTATCATCAGTAGCATTTGCACTTCCTACTCCTAGCTCTGCTTACGACTCATACAGATTTGAGCTATACGATGTTAGAGTTAATACTGCTGGTGCTTACTTGATGATGCTATTTAGCATCAATGGCTCAACATGGGTAACAGCAAATTATTATTGGGGTATGACCGTTTTGTCTAATAGTACTGCTGGTTGTAGTTTCTACAACGCTAGTGGTGCAGTAAAAACTTCTTTTCAGCTTTGTGGTGCAATGCCAACAGCATGGGGAGCATGTGGTGAAATACTTTTCGCGCCTAGAGGCAGTTGGGCTGGTGGTATTAACTCACTTATAACAAACAACGTCAATGGCGGTGGTGTTAATACAATAGATAATGGCGGTGTACTTTGGGATAGCTCTGGTGTCCCTATTAGTGTATTGTTCCTTGCCAACAACGGATTGCTAACAATGGGTCGCATCACACTATACGGACTTAGGACCGGAGCAATAGTATGACTTCACAGTACACACATAAGTTGGTCGATGGCGTCGAAGTGCCGCTCACTCAAGCAGAGATTGATGAGCTTGAAGCACGTGATGTTGAAACAGTGAAACAACGTAATGTATCTACACCTAATCCCGGTTATGGACCTACTATCAAACAGACGTTAGTACCACCACCAACACAAGGACCACGTTGATGTCATCACTTGATCACATTGCTACTAGTCGTAATGAGGCATTCTCTGGCCGCGTGTTGATGATCGCACTGAAGGTAGCGCAGATGGTGGCTAGTGAAGTAGGTAGTACACCAAATCACGCTGAGCGTGTTGAATACTCAGGCATCATCTTTAGAGGTGATGAGCATCAGCAGTTGCTCGCAGCGCACGTGATTAGTAGCAATCCTACTATGCAAGCTGCTATTGATAGCCAGCCGGGCGCATTCGGTAGCAACGTGCCTGATGCTGATATAGAGTTCGCTCTTAGCAGCATCTGGACTGCACGTTCTATAGCCTTCACGTTAGATGCTCCACCTGTAGCACGTAGATGATCGAAGCTATCGCCGCAGTGGCGACGCAATATATTGTACTACAGACGCTAGATGGACGCACTGTGTATGTCAACCCGAAGCAAATAGTCAACGCTAGTGAAGCAAAGGGGAAGTTAATAACAGATGCAGTACACTGTATCATCTACACTACAGACGGCAGGTTCTTCTCAGTCGTGGAGACATGTGAAAGCATTAAGAGGCGTCTTGAGGAACTAAAATGAGCAACGTTCCAGCATGGCTTGAGATAGCACGTCGCTGCATCGGTATCGAAGAAGAACCCGGTGCTGCGAACAATCCACAGATCATGCGTGCACCTGAGATTATCGCTGCAACATATCCAGAGATGCGCGAGTATTGCAGCTACTACACAGGCGATGACATAGCGTGGTGTGGATTAGCTGTTGCGTTCTTCATGACTTCGGCAGGCTATCGTCCTGTGTTCGGTAGTGATGATGTGCATCGCTTCTTGTGGGCTGAAGCATGGAGTGGGTGGGGTGATCAACTGACAGTAGCGAAGCCCGGTGCTATCGTTGTGTTAGATCATCATGTTGCACTGTATGAGCGCACTGAAGGGTTGAACGTAATACTACTCGGTGGCAATCAAAGTGACATGGTGAAAGAGAGTGCATTTGCTACGTCAGCTATCAAGGCGATACGCTGGCCGATGCAATAGGAGGCTACAATGATTGGTCAACTCGTTCAACTAGTCGTCTATCTGCTAGTCGTCGGTGCAATCGTTGGATTGTTGCTTTGGCTCGTTGACTACATTCCA